GGCATCGGTTCCAACTAAACGCTGATTAGCAGGAACACCAGATCTAGATGTGCTATTAACAACTGCTTCATTCACATCTTTAATCCAAGATTTGAACATAATCTTATCTTCGGTAACACAAATAAGATGATTTGCACCTCTACGAATGATACGTCCAATCAGACCTGTGTTCATATTTTCAACCCATTCTCCGATACGGAAAATAGTCTCACTGACATAATTTTCACGAAGTGTTTGTTGGTCAAATTTGGGTGCCATTTCCCAAATTCCCCACTCTTCATTGATACCCATCGATGCTCTGGTATCGATAAACATTTGTTTAGCAACACTTCTCTTAACAAGAGGAACTCTTTGCATTGCTGGAATCATTTCACCAGTTTCTGGGTCAGTTAAAAACTCACCAGTCTCTGGATCAATTTGCATCATTTGCTCACCCGTTTCAGGGTCAATCATTGGTTCATCTCTATGGAGATGATCGTAGTATGTTTTAAAATCGTTTTCTGCTACAGCAAGTCTCATTCTCGATGCTGAGAGACCTTCAACACCCTCAGAATCAGGATCTCTATCACCAGAAGAGATAACCTCAACATTATCAAATTGGTAGAGACTTCCATTATAATTATTTGCCAACTTGTTAAATTCATTTACCCTATCTGCTCCGCCAACAATTCTTACATTAGTATAACCATCATTATGTGCCTTCTTTAAAACGTCAAAAATAGTTCTTGTATTTTGATCATTTTGGATTCTGGCGGCGTGTTGAGGGAACAACTGCCTCATCATAGAAACTTTTGTATCAGGATCCAATGGATTTTTCTTTGGATCATTAGAACGAGAAGGAACAATAAGATAATCACTTTCTTCTTGTTCAGCAGAAGATGCAGCAGTGTCCATCAATTGAAGATGCCCTGCGTGTGGAGGATTAAATCTGCCAAATGCAATCGTAAGAGTTCCTTTGGTTTTGGGAACTGGTGGAGGACCAGCAGCAAGATCTGGACTTTGAACAGGAAGTGGTTGTGGTGCTGGTTCCTGTTCTACTGGTGCTTGCTCTTGTGGTGGCACTTCTTGTGCTTGCTGCTGAAGAGCAGGATCATTAAAATTAGGGTCAGATATATTTTTTTCTAACTCAGTTTGGTCAGGATCACCCTTACCAACTTGCTGACGCTTATTATAAAACTTCAGTCTACCTTTCTCAGTTTTCGCAACAAATTCATTATCTTTATACCATCCACCGTGCCCGTCTCCCTTAAGACCAAGACGTGCTGCTTGCTGCGCGGCGGATTCACTTAAAAATTGGAAAAAATTCTTCATTGATATTTTTTTCGACGGAGTTCTAAAGTAACGTTTCCACGGTTAGAAACAATATACTTTAATATGTCATTTCGTATCTTTATATATTTATCCTTCTGTTTTCCTTTGCTCATATCAATCTCTTTTTGAAAAGTCGTGTAGATATATCGAGCAAACTGTTCATAGTTTGTTCCGTTATAATCTTTTATGAGTTCTTGGATGTACGGATTCATTGTTTTAAAAAGTCAATATTTCTATCAATATCATATCTAGATTTTCCTGGTCTACTTGTTACTTGAAGAGCAGTGGTAAAACGATAGTTATTGATTGGATAACTACCTCCTCTTTTTGTACGAATACGAATTCTCAATCCAGGATTAAATTGTGGTATGGGAAGTCCTAATGGATTTGCTGCCATATAGTATAACCCATATCCACCAATTTGGATATAGTAAGTTCCCTTAGAAGCATAATAACTGTGTAAAGCAGAACTTGAAATTACTTTGAATCTATCGCCAAATCTAGCATAATCTGAAGCAACCATCTCTCGTGTAAATTGCTCTGTTGGAGTAGATACTTTAAAGGGTTCACCTTTTGGTCCCCACTCAGAATTGACAAATGCTTCTATACCTACTCCTCTCATCAAATCACGAAGAACTTCTGCCTGTGGTGTTTGTGCTCCACCAAGACTCCAAACTCCATTGTTATAATTCAATGTCCCCTGACCATAGTCTGTTGCTAAATTGAGTTTAATCTCAAGATTGTTTATTCCATTTTTAAAAACAAACTGAGAATCTGGAAGATTTGGATTCGCTTTTGCTGGTGTAAAACCTTTAGGAACCAAACCTTGCGCTTTCAACTTATTGTGGATTTTTTCTTCGTAAAGAAATCCGCGTTGAGCAGACATTGGTTTTCTAGGTATTTATGTACCTAGGTATGGAGAATAGCGGACTCGAACCGCTGACATCCTGCTTGCAAAGCAGGCGCTCTACCAACTGAGCTAATTCCCCTCAAGGTAGTCCTTTTCATTTTGATAAGGAACTACTTTTCCAGTTTTTAATTCCCAAGCATTAATCAGATCAGGAATTAACCACTGGTCAACCCGATAACAGTATTTCCAGTTAACAGGTTCGACACAATTCATTATAACAACTGTCCAGAATGCTGTCAAGTAATTAAGAATCGTGTACATCTTTTTCTAGTTTTTTAATTCCTTTACTTGTCCATAAGGCAGCAAGAATGATAATCGCATAGAACAGTGTATCATCCAGCATTGTTAGAAAGAAGATAACTGAACCACCATACTTAATGATATTAGGTAGTGGAGCAATAATCCTAGAAAAAATGTAGCGGTATGTATCTTCAAACTTAAAGTATAAAAGGAAGAAGAGAGTAACTACAAACTCACTGTAAGGAACAATAAAGTAGAGTGAGATAAAAATAAAGATTGGCCAGTAATGCCTTTCGGGTATCTTAGCGGCAAGTTTAAGATACTTATGAATCAGTTTATTCATTTACCCCAAGAACGGCACCAAGATTGTCATCAATATCACGAATCACATCACGAATATCAGCAACTCGTGCAGGAACACAAGTGGGGTCATAAGTATAACCCCTTTGTGATTCAAATAACACTTGACGAACTGCTGCTGCTTGACGAGCGTCCATCTTGATGATTACAAGTTTAGTATCGCTCACAGGTCTCCCTCAGCACGATTCTCAGAATAGTATACATCAAAACTACCACCTGGGTAACGCTTCTCCAGTTTCTGAACGTTGCGAGCAATCACATCGTCGAAGGAAACACCGAGTGCCATGCAGGCTTGAGCAACGTACCACATAAGATCACCGAGTTCAATAATAAGATGCTCACGGTTATGGTCGTCCCAAGGTTTTCCTTGGAAAACCATCTTCTTGATGATTTCAAGGAACTCCCCACCTTCAGCATTAATACCAACACCCGCAGTAAGTAGTCGCTCAATATTGGCACCCTTCTCATCAAGGGTAACAAGGCGGTCGGAAAGTGCGACAAAATCAGTAGAGGCATCGCTAGTAACCGCATCAACAAATTTTTGATAGCGTTCAAAATCAACTTGCTTAGTCATTAAAATTTAAATCCGTCGAATGATTTTTTGGGTTTCTTTTCATCTTCATAATTATACTGCTCTTCCCGCCCAGAGTCAAGTATATCGTCTTGTGCGGTTTGCTCACAATCATAAAGGCGCATCTTGGCACGGTCGATGCCAACAATGAATCGTTTATAAATCGTTGGGTCATTATAACGATTCTTCAACTGCTTCACCATAATCTGTCCCAATTGTTCCAGTTCTTCCGTGCTAATAAGGGCAAACATAAGATCAGCAGTAGCAGGGAGACCAAAGGATTCAGAAGTGTCAGTAAGGTCAACATCAGAGCTACCATAACCAGAACGAGTGGTCTGGGTGGCAGATACGATAGGGACCTCGGCTTCGACAGCCAACCCTCTAAGTTCTTCTGCAATTGACTTAACAAGAGTATAGGAATTAATATTGGCAGATCCTTTGTAACGTGACGAGGCACAAATATTAAGATAATCCACAAAGATGATATCAGGTTTAAAAGACTTCTTAAGTGCAAGTTCATTAAGAAGTGCCTTAAAGTGTCCACTATGTGCGCTCGCAGTAGGATACTCTTTAATTATAAGTTGTCCCTGAGTTTTCTTGCTGAGATTAGTTACTTTATTCTCAAACGAAGTTCTAGGAAGGTCGGCAAGGTCTTGAATAGGAACATTCAGAAGGTTTGCGTCAATACGTTCAGCAATTTTCTCCTCTGCCATCTCCATTGTAATGTAAAGCACATTACGTCCGTTAAGCAAAACGGAGCTAGCCATATGACACATGAAAAGAGACTTACCAACACCTGTCCCAGCAAGAGCGACATTAAGAGTCTTGTTAGGAAGACCGCCTTTTGTAATCTTGTTGAAATACTCCAGGTCAAACGGGATACGGTCCTCTTTCCGATGATACGCTTCATAACGTTCCTTATAATCCTCTAAGTAGTTGTGACCAATGTGATTATCAAAAGAAACTGCTAGAGCATCCGACAAGATTGAAGGAATAGCATCACGATTCTTTTTCTCATCTTGACCATCAGCAATGCTGACAGATTCCATCAGGGCAAGATAAATCGCACGGTCACGGCACCACTTCTCAGTGGTATCAAGTAACCACTGATTTTCTACAGGAGAATCATTAAATGCCGCAGTAATTTCACGACATTCTCTAATTTCCATTTCGGAGAGATCAGTACGATTCTCCAATTCAATCTGCAGTGCCTCTGTAGTAATAGCGGCACCATATTTCACAATGAACTGAGTAATCTCCTTAAAGATAATCTTTTCGGTTCTCTGTTCAAAATAATCAGGTTCAATAAACGGAATTACTTTGCGAGAGTACTCTTCATTGAAAACAAGGTTTCGCAGAATAGTTGCCTCAATTCGTTCCATAAGAATAGTTTTGTTTAGCAATCTGGTCAAGTTTCTCCATTACTTCTGGAGTGAAATATTGCTCGGGGTCTTTGAGTATAGCTTTAGCATAGACTTTTTTACCGTCGATTTCATAGCGTCCTGCGACATTCTTCCAGAGACCGCCCAGTTCACCGAGTTCAAGAAGACCGTAATAACGATCAAGACCACGCTCATCGTAAAACAAACGTACCGTAACATCTTGGTTCTCCTTACTTAAACGCGACTTAGCAGTCTTAGCCTTGATAAGGTTTCCGACGATTTCAGTTCCGTCTTTTTCCTTTTTCTTGCTGAGGTGAATAATGGTAGAAGCAGCGTACTTAAGACCAGAACCGCCGCCCATCTCTTTAGTAGGTACGTAAGCGCCAATGACATCGTAGGTGTGGTTAGTAACAATCATAGGAATGTTTGCCTGACCCAACTTAAGAGTGAGCATACGGAA